TGGGCAGCAATCCTCCCTCAAGCGTCATCACATCGTAAGTTCCAAGTGATGCAACAATGTATGTGATTGGATCGCCAATGTTGAACTCCAGTACGATGTTGTCTGCTAGATCTTCAGTAACCAGAACTCGGCGCAAGATGGGTTCGTCAGGCTGGACAACTTGTCCGCCGCCTGTCGATACCAACCTTGTTCCAAGAGCGAGAGTCACCTGTTTAGGAGTTGATCACACCGTTGAACGCAACCACTGCACCTGTGTTGATCTGGAAGCTCTGGATTGGTCCAGGGAGCGTGATCCCAGCAGGTATGGCCACCGTGGACCAAGGGCCAGTGATGTTGTTTCCGGTGATCGAAGTGAAAGTGGTCGGGGCAACCGTGGTAATCGCCACAAATGGGCCAGTGGTCAATGTCGTGGCCGTCACGAGAGCGAAGCCCGCGACCCCCATCGAATACTCAGTTGCGAGATTTGCATCAATACTCATATATCCCAGATCTTCCGAATTTGATTCTTTGTGAAAGTGCTTTCAAAGCGGGAACCCTGACGGTCTTCCATCCGGCTGAATCCCTGCTTCACCTTGTCCTTGAGTTCGGCTTCTCGGGCAAAGCCGGTGACCCCGAAGCGGGCCACCGGTTGCCTGTTCCACCGCTTCCCATCAAGGACAACAGAGTCAGTACCCATCGGAGCGATATGCTCGATGGACTGACCATTGTTCTCGAAGGTATAGATCGGCATGTTAGGACTCCATCTCGCTGTCGTACTCCTCAACCATCTTACGCATACCCTTTTCGTCCATAGGCTCCTTGGAAGCCATGGCCTTCTCGCTCTTGTTTTCGTACTCAGCGGGCATACCGTTCACGCTCCGAATCTCGACATAAGCTTCGCCGTTATCGAGCTTCTTGAGAACACCGCGAACATCGTCGAGAACCACTTCATCACCCACTTCAGGCATGGCCTGTTGGCCATCTTCCATGTCAGTGGAAAGAGCCTCGACCGGAATAGAAATCATGGGCGCATTGTTGTCAGCCTCTTCACATCCGCAAGCGGAATGAGAAGGGGCACCACCGATTGCTCGATGATGCCCCTTTGGGCTGACGGCAATCACCATGATGGTGGCCGTCTTGGGTCGCATATTACAGCGTGGAAGAGGTCTTAGTACGATGGACCAAGTACCAGGTCGGGTTACCAGTAGAACCCGTGTTACCAGCAGCCAGACGGAGCGTAGCGAAGTACAGCTTCACACCAACGGTGATGAGCTGGTTCAACGGATCGCTCTTGTCGGGGGTGTCAGTGATAACGATCTTCGGAGACAACGGATCATCACCGGTCAGAGCAGGGATACCAAACGACTCGTTACCAAAGAAGAACGAGGCGATGATGTCTTTGCTGACAGCGAGACCGCCACCAGCGGAGGTAGCCTGATAAACGAACTCATCGGCAGCGGTGCCGGAACCGGTGCTGACAAACGAGTTGGTCTGGGTGACCACGCGGCAACCGTAAATGGAACCAACCTCGCCCTTGTAGAACGGTTGGCCCTTGTTTCCGTAGTTGGAGGCGTTCAACCAATCGGCATCGCGCATCAGGTCGCGAGCAACGCGAGGATCGGTCGCGAGGACGTAGCCACCGTTGATCATCGGAGCGCGGTTACGCTTCAGACGGGTCATGGAATCGAGGACAGCCGAAGCGGTCATCGTGGTGTTGGCAGCAGTCGTGTCGCTGTTCAACGCAGAGAAGCTCTGGGTCGTCAGCGTAGCAGGGTTACCGTAAACCTTAACACCACCGGAGCTGGCCACAGTGTTCACGGCGTCCGAGTTATCAAACGTACCACCACCCTCGGCGGCGGAACCGATAGACGAGCCGCTGGCGGTGAGGTTGGAACCGATCAGCGTGTTACGGATCACGGAGTCAACCCAGAGGGCCATGTCCAGACCGGAGGTCTTGGTGGCCTGCTGGAGCGAGTTGAACAGGTCCGTGGCGCGGAGGATGTCGGTCAAACCGATCACCTGACCGTACTGGGCGAGCGACTTGCTGAGGCTGTTCAGGGCCAGAGCGCGGTAGTTCGCGGAGCTGATGGCCGTACCCTCGGAGCTGATGGTCTGGACACCCGAGACGCTCGGCGAACCGAAGCGGAACATCGTGATGGCCTTGTTACCATTGTTCCGGGGGATCGGAGCCTTCATGGCGAACTGATCCAGGATGGTCTCCTGCTGAACGATGGAGAGCAGCTCCTTGCTGAAGTAGTTCTGGAACTGGCTCGTGAGCGTAGTTGAAGTAGTTACTGGCATATTTTAGTTGTGGTTGTGCTATTAGCCTTCGTCCCGGTCGAACTCTCTCGTCGCTCGCATGAGCGCGTCCCTTTGCTCCTTCAGGGATAGCTTGGAGAAATCCTTCTCTTCAGCCTTGAGTTGTCCTGCCGGTACGCTTTTACCAATAGCGGTCTTCTGCTGGAGCTTACTGAGTTGTTCTTTCAGAGACTTGTTCTCGGCTTCCATCGACTGAGACCGTTCGGCTGCATTCTGGAGCTTCACAATTTCGACAGCATGGACAAGTCCATCAGGAGTCGCAGTGAGCAGCGGGAAATTATTCAGAAGCTGAACAGTACGCTTGTACTCAGAGCTGTTCTGATCTTTCAGCCAAGCCTCCTTCTCGGACAACTTGCCGTAGTTTTCAGCCCATGACTTCTGGAACTGCTCCTGTTGAACCTTCTGCTGTCTTTCACCAGCCGCTTTGCGGACATTATCAGCCTTGGCTCGCGCTGCCTTGGCCAACTGAGAATCGCCATCAGCCTCAAACTCCTTGGCCGCAGCCTCGTAGTCATCAGCCGTATAGCCCTTCTCGTCCCGATGAGAATTGGTTTCGGTGGCCTTGGATTGCTCCCGGCTCCTGCTCCATTCCTCACGCTCACGCCTCACCGCTTCGCGCTCAGCCTTGAGGGCCTCCTTCTCAGCGTTGATTTGTTCCCAGGACTTCGCCTTTCGGTTCTGTTCCTGAGCGAATTTGCTCTTCTCCTTATCAACCTTCGGCTCGGTCTTTGTCGCCTTCGGTTCCGTCTCTGACTTCGTGCTTACTTCCTTCTCGCCACCATCGAACTCTTTGCTGGCGGTCACCTCATTAGAGGATTCCTGCTCAACCGGAGCTGACTCGTTTGATGTTGGAGTCTGCTCCCTTGGCTGGCTGTCGATATCGACACCGGCATCGTGATCTCTGGCCAACGCGAGTAGGCCATCTGCACTCATTGATTCGTCTGACATATTGTGCTTTTACTCGTTTGCTGGTCCGCACAGACCGGCAACCGCAACTTTGATCCTATGTGTTCGTGGCAGAATCCGGATCATCATCCTGCCCCGTAATTGATTCCTGATCGGCCATCACTTCGATGACCTTCACAAGACTGGCCTGACCCATTGCAAAGCCTGACGAATATTGCAAATGGTTTCTATCAGTTATCGCAGAAGCATTCTGCATAAGCACAGTGTTTAACAGTGCGTCCCTGAATCGTTTGCCAGTATCGCTATTGAAGAAATTATTGAGCGTGATCGCGTCCTCTTTGCGCCAAGGAAGCGGATCGACCCATCGTTGATGCCGCGCAAATGTCCACGCGGTACGGACTCGTGCGAAGAAGCTGATCATTTACTTGCTGGCTTTCTTTCGACCGGCAGCTTGGCGGCGCATGAACTCTGCGGCCCCCAGCTTCTTGCGACCGATATAGGCAGCAAGTGCGCGAGGATCATCGGCCCCCTCCTTACGGAGTTCGTTGGCCAGTTTACTGAACTTGGATTTCTTCTTCATGTTTGTAAATGGGTCACCACGCCTTGCATGACCAAGTTCTTGGCTTGGTTGGATCTTTCGCCGTGTCGCAATTATGCCTCGCTCGGAAGCTCTTGCGCCGTTCCGGGTCTGATTTCTTGATGCTCATGTCGGGATCACCGAATCGCACCTTGATCACCGTACCCTTCGGGTTCTTCACATAAACCGCACTCTTCTTCTTCTCACCCGGAGTGTAGAAGGGCTTGTTCAGAGTGACTTTCTTGCCTTGGTATTCAGCCATATCAAGCCTGTCCTCCCGAGAACAATGGCGAAGCCTGAATATCCTTCAAGCTTTCCGGTTTCTTGGGCTTCTGAATCCGAATCTTCGGAGCAACACCCTCTTCGAGTGCCTCCATGATGATCGGTCGCGGTTCATCCAGCGATTTCGGTGTGGTTTGCACCACCACGGTGGTCACGATTGGGTTGTTCATGGCTTTGAATTCACCGCACCAGTCTTCATCCTTCATAGTAGGCCAGCAACTGGGTCTACTGCTGGGCGGATACCTGCGGCAGGTCTTATCCGCACTGAAAAACTGGCAGTCTTTGCAAAAATTCATCACATCTGAGGCTGCTGAGCCATCGCCTGAGCTTGTTGCTGCTGCTGACTAGGAAGGAGACCGCTACTCGTAAGGAATGTTTGGATCTCCTTCCGCAATTTCCGCGCTTCATTGGTCGCCACCTGCTCGTAAGCCTGCAAGAGGCTATCCAAACGCATCATAAACGCGTTCTGTGACGCCGGACTGAACTGCTGACCCTGCTGGATCGCCCCATTCAGGTACTGCATCAGCACCCCAATGCGCCCAGCGTAGTTCTGCCCCGGCTTCGCGGGCACCGGAATACCCACCAACAGCGTCGGGATCGTCTTGGTCTCGTCCTCCAGCTCGTCCTGGGCCTTCTGACCCGGATCACGGATCAATTTCTTGATCAAACTCGGGTCATCCAGCTCCATGATGCTCTTGTCCAACGCCACCTGATCCACCCAGGGCGAGTTCATAAACAACTGCTTACGGCTGATGGCCTGCTGCACCATCATCTGACGGCTCACCATGTCCATTCCACCCTTCGGCTCCAGCTCGTACTGATCATGGAGGGCCACAGGGTCCGCATCCAGCGAGTCCTCCGCAAAGCGGTAGCGCAAGCTCTTGGAATCATACTGCACATACAAGCCCCACGCCTGTCGGTACAGCTTGCCCAGAGCCATGCGGAATAGCCGCGCCCGCAAATCCCCGCTCTGCATTGCCTGAG